AGGGTATTTAGATACTAACGATGTCCCACATCTATTACTATATGGGAAAGCAGGTACGGGAAAAACTACATTAGCTAAAATTATAGCAAATACAATTGAATGTGATTTGATGATTATCAACGCATCCGATGAGAACAATGTAGAAACGGTTAGAAATAAAGTAAAGAACTTTGCAAGCGGTGCTGGATTTAAGGGATATAAAATCATCATATTAGATGAGTTTGATTATATGACCGCCAACGCTCAAGCAATTCTTCGTAACTTAATGGAAACATTTAGTACCCACACTAGATTTATCCTAACCTGCAATTACCACGAAAAAATTATTGAACCAATTTTATCACGTTGTCAAACATTTGCAGTAACTCCACCATCAAAGAAAGATGTGGCGGTTCACGTGACAAACATATTAGATAAAGAGGGGATTAAATATGATATTAAAGATGTGGCGGATATTATTAGTGCTTTTTATCCAGATATTCGTAGGGTGCTTAATACTATTCAGTTGCAATGTTCTAATGGAACTCTTAAAGTAGATACACAAACTGCTTTACAAAATGATTTTAAGATAAAGATTTTAGACATCTTAAAAAATGGGAGTGAGAAACGCAATATGTGGATGGAGATTAGGCAGATTATTGCAAACAATAAAATTACAGAGTTTTCAGAACTATACACTTATCTATATGAAAAAGTAGATGAATATGGTAAAGATAATAAATCAGGCGTAATCCTAGCATTATCAGACTCCCAACAAAGGGATGCATTAGTAGTAGATAAAGAAATTCCGTTCATAGCGGGTGTAATTCAAATAGTAAGTTTAATTAGATAATTATGGCAGAAAATGTAGAAGTGGCAAAACCTATTGGTGATAGAGTTTTGATTGAGTTTGAAAAAGTAGAAAAGACAGCAGGTGGTATTATCTTACCAGAAACTGCACAATATGGTGAAAACAAAGTAGGTAAAGTAGTTTCAGTTGGACCAGGTGTTTACACACAAAACGGAACTCGTATCCCTATGACTTTAGAGGTTGGTAATAAAGTATTACTACCACACAATAGTTACGATACTCAAACCATTAAGTTGGGTGGTAAAGATTATATTTTATTGCGTGAGCAAGAAGTTTTAATGGTAATTAGATAATGCAAAATCCTAATATAGATTTATCACAAGCAAAGGATATGCTATGTGATAAGTGTGGTGGAGATACATTTGCACCTGGCTTTAGATTTAAAAAGATTAGTAGATTACTAACCGGTACAGCACAAGATGCAGTAATTCCAATTGAACTATACCTATGTGTAGAATGTGGTGAAGTGTTGGAGGAGTTATTACCAAAAGAAGCAAGAAAACCAAAAGAAAATGGCGAAGGAAAAAACCCGCTTGGGCTTATTTGACCACATAGCAGCAATAACGGAACATCAAAAGCCTGATTACTTTGATAAATTGACAGATGATGATAAAAAGACTTGGAGTAATTTTCTAATCTTGCGTTATTTATCAATGCAACCTACTTGGGTTGATGTTGTTTCGGAAGTTCAACCATATGTGCAGGGTTTATCACCAGAGTTATTCTACAAAGTGTTTATAGATATTTTACCAAAAGGTAAACAATATTTAAAATACATAAGTGGAAGAAAGAAAGCAGATGGACAGCCAGATTGGCTGATAGATTTAACTATATTATATTACCAAGTATCACATAAGCAAGCAGTGGAGTATTTAGATATTTTATATTCTACTAGAAAAGGGCAAGAAGAAATAAACGAATTGTGTGAAATGTACGCAGTTCCAAAAAAGCAAATCACTTCCCTAAAGCTTAAAATTTAATATCGTTTTCTGATTTCTCCCATATTTATTTGTGGGAGAAATTATGAGACTAATTACATCAATATTGTTGGTGCTATTACCTATTATGGGTATGGCACAAAATATAGAGCCAGTTTTTGTTGAAAAAGTTGTTAATAGTGTTCAGATAGGACCTTTAACCGGCAACAAAAACCTGGCTTTTGGTGTAAAAAACATCCTACAAGAATTAGTGCAAGAGAACCATTCATTGATGGAAACCATTGATGAAAATACAATCGTTCTTAAAACAGAAATCGTTTTCTTCGATATTCTAACAACCAAAAAAAATATATCAGTTTTTCATTCAGACGAAACTGAAGTAGTTATACGAATAAAGGGTACGCTTTACAAAAACGGCAAGAAATTAAAACAATTTTTAGCAGAAGAAAGTTCATCCGAAGTATCTACTAGTACATTATTAGTTAATGAAGGTGGACAATTCAACCAACAATCTGCACGAAATGCGATTAAAAAGACTTGTGAAACCTTAATCAAAAAACTATTATAATGAAAAACTTATTATTCGGATTGGTGTTTATATTAGCATCATTTGTATCTTACGGACAATTAATCATTAACCAAGAGGTAGTAAACTCAAAACCTTATAGAGTTGGGGATACTCTAACTATGAGATACAATGTTGTTAAAGGAACTACAAATCCTAGATACCTATGGATGCGTTATCAATACTCAAACAAACACCTACAAAAATTAGGTAATACTGTATTCTCACAGGGAACAACTGCACAAAACTTTGAAGCAACTTGGCCAAATTATATGTTCACTCAAAACCCAGTAATTGGAGTTGGTGAAATGGATAAACAATATGCTTCAACACCTTGGAACTATTCACAAAATGGTGATTGGATAGCAAAGCAATTTACAACACAAAGAGCAGATGCAGTAATTGATGGTTTGTGGGCAACTGAAAAGTTTATTTTATTAGAAAATTCAACTTATCAAGCCATACACAAATTAGATTTGGCAACTGCTAACGGAACAAATGATGCAGCAATCACACCAATTGGTTCTCAAGTTCTTCAATTATCATTTGCAGATGCAGATGTAAAACACGTATCGGCATTTAGAGTAAAGGTTGGGTATCCAGGTAATTTTGATGCTACATCATTAACGGTTTTAATCTTGCCATTGAAAGCAGATGGAACTACCGATTTTGCTGCTGCACCAATAGCAAAGAAACCATTAAACTCTGCAGGAATAGTAGATTTCGCACAATTTAATATTGGTGATAAGTTTGGAGTATATATTGCACCAACTACTGGAGCAAGTTATTTAAATAATGTAGTAACCGTTACTGATGCTTATAGAGCATTTTTAGCAGTAACTGATGTTGGGTTAAATGGTACATCATCCATATTCCAATACCCTGCAATAGAAAAGGCAATTGGTAATGTAACAATTGGTGATGGTGATTTTAACAACAACGATGCTTATTACCTATTTGCACACATTTTAGGACAAGATGTATCTACAAAGGCAAATATAACAAGACAAAACACAACCTCATTACAATTTATATCTGTAAAACAATCTGCATATCCAAACTTTGCAGCAGCACAATCTAACAATTCAGTTACGATAACATCGGCAAATCAAACAGAGGTATTCTCTTACGCATTTAGTGGTGATTTGGACTTCTCTCATTCATCTAATCCTGGTCAACCAATTGGTGCAAATAGTGTAGGTGGTGTTGGAACAATGAATAGAACGATAGCTAACAAAGGTATATATACAAATCAATTAGCAGGAACTGCAACTTTAAGTTTATCATCTAAAATTGAAAACAACAAAGTTATATTGAGTGGTAACTTATCACAAGAAGGATTAGCAGGTTTAGAAGTTATTTTGAAGTATGATAGTTCTAAATTAACTTTGGATGGTATAGTATTTGATGCAGGTGCATCTATAACTAACTTTTCAACAAACAAAGATGGTAGATTAACATTTGGTTCTATGGACCAAATTAAGAAAGCTAGAATTAAAACTGGTACACCATACAAACTAACTTTCACATCTAATGTACCTTTAACAAATACGGCAGGTTTATTCTATACTGAATTGGCAGATGCAGTTGATGGAAACGGAAACAAAATTGGATTAAATGTAGAGTAATGAGAAAACTACTTGTTGTAATATTAATATTATTATGTAGTAGTATATCCATAGCACAATCCATTACACAACCAACCGCTAGAAAGTTTGAATTAAACGTAAGTGGGCAGGCGTGTAGTGGATTTGTTTTGAATGGGTTTACTTCTACTGATATATTATT